CGGTATCGCGTAAGACGTTTTCCATGCTCTTATAATCATAGCTATGTACCCCGAAGAACTTACTTACGTTCGCCTGTATATCGTTATCCACCAGCAAAACCCGGTATTTATATACTGTTGCCATAATTAAAGCCAGGTTTATAGCTGTTGTGCTTTTTCCTACTCCGCCTTTCAAGTTAACTATTGCTGCTGTCCTCATATTCCTAAACCGTCCTTTCCCTTAATATGGTTCGATTCCCAAAATACAGTAACCCGGTTCGATTCCTGGGTACTTATCTAAGAAATAAATGATATTTACCCTCTGTTCTCTCCCCGTGAGTACTCCTAAGTCTTTGTCATACTCCCTTAGTACTATATCGTCGCCCGCCCTGTAGTCCCGGTCGTTCTTTCTTACTTCAAAAGACTTATAACCTTCTTCTACATCCTGGTAAAACTCCTTTTCGCATTTGATATAATGTGTTTTCGCGTCTTCCTCTTCTGCAATTCCAAAAAATAGCCAGCTATCCAGCCATTTTCCTACCTTTTCTGCTAATTCTCTTATTTTTCCCATTCCTAAACCTTCCTTTCTGCGGCAGCAGTCTTTACAGGCTCTGCCGCTGCTGCATTGTCTACAGTTACTTTCGTGATATATAACTTTTCCTTGCCCCTCGACCAAAAGTAGGCGCTTCGTCTTTTGTTACTCTTTTTTCCCTAAGCAGCCCATATTATCGCAAGTTCTACAATCTTTCCCGCAAAATCCTATAAATCGCTTTGCATTTACCCGGTCTGTTAGCTTCGCCTTCTCTGCCGGGTATGTGTCGCTTTTAATATCCAGGCTTTCTAATGCTCCGTCCAAATACGCCTTAATAACCTCTATAGCTGCGTCCGAACCATACGCTATAATAGCCCTTCCGCCGATTCTGTTAATAGTGTCAATAAAAATAAGCTGTTCTTCTGTTGCTTTATTGCTTCCTACCTTCAATTCGACATACAGGTTATTATAGCCGCCTGCTGCATACGGTAAGCATATATCGCTTACCCCTGGCTTCATGCCCTGGCGCTTTAGGTCTGCCCCAGCCCTTACGCTTCTCTTTCCTTCGTTGGCTGCATGATACATAGCCTTAAGTACCGGGGTCTGTGACTGCTCCCAGCGCGCCCAATCGAAAACGGCGGCTTGCGCCTGGGCTTCGCTTTCTCTACGCTCCATACTCTAATACCCTTTCCGCTGCTCCCTGGGCTGCCTTTGCTGCTGCTTCTGCTGCCGTTTCCAGTTCTGCGCTTAAGCATTTCCCTTTTGCACTTAATATAATTGCCTTCTTCATACTGCCGTTATCACTGTAATTTCTACAGGTTTTCATACCGCACACTACGTTAGTACTGCTCATTGTCCTTATCCTTTCCCGTTATTTTCTCTGCCAGCATTAAGACATACAGCGGAAGAACCAAAAACCACACCGTACTAATTATCCATGCCGTTAACGAAGCCTTCCCGAACAGCTCCGGCGTTTCCATTGGTTCGTAATACCCTTCTTCTTCGTCGTTCTTACGCACCGCCCACATGATTAACGGTACGGATATAACAACGCATACGCAAAAGCCCACCAGGTACACCGCCATGATGATAAGCAACGCCTTATTCATGGGCTTTTTCCTGGTCTTCCCCGGCTGTTGCCGTCTCTGCCTTAAGCTGCTGCTTTGCCTTCCCTGGTGTCTCTGCTATGTACTGCCCTACTGCCTTCGTGATTTCTTCTACCGCTAAAGCTGTTAATGCTCCGTCGGCTTCGTATTTCTTTAATACCGTATCTAAAGCCTGTCCCGCTAAGGCGATACCATTTACTAAGCCTTCTTCGTAGCCGTTGTCGTAGCTTCGGTCTGTTACCCTGGATAAGTAGCCGTCTAACTCCTGGCGGCTCATTCTCTTAATGCGTCTTGCTGTCTCTCTGTCGATTCCTAAAGTTTTTCCCATTCTAATTCCGTTTCCTTCCATGTCTGATTGATTCTTACGAACGTATAAGTAAAGAACGTGTAGCCTGTCTTTTCGTGTATACCTTCCCTAACGCTGTCGCCGTCCAGGTAATACGATTTTTCCAGTTTCTTAGGCAGTCTGGCTATTCTGTTGTACCAGCCCTTATCCTTTATCGGTTCTTTTCTTAAGATTGTCGGTTTTCTTAGGTTCTTAGAACTGTTCCAGCGTTTCCCCTGTAAAGCGTTCGGGTCTTTTAACATGCCGTCGCTTTGCTTTATCAGATACGACGCTAACTTAGCGTAGTTCCCGGAATCATCCAGGGGGTTAAAGTGTGTCCGCCCTCTGCCCTTCCAGGCTTTTGTTATTGCCCGCTGGCTTACTTCGTCTGGTGTATTTATAACTAAGTGATGATGTAGCGCCCCCTTCTTGCCGATTTCCATAACGTGTATGTACTTGAATACCAGCCCCAGGGATTTATACAGCTTCCGCATTTCCTGTAAGAAGTCGTCCGCGTCTGCTCTCATTGCCTTCCTTCCGGCTGGACGTTCACTAAGCTTATAATCTAATACTAAATGCGTGTCCCCTTCCTGGAAGTTCTCGTTTATCAATCTCCTTAGTTTTTTCTCTGCTGCTCTTTTGTTTACTTCTCTCTGTTCATCTGTTGTAAGCTGCTTCCTCTTTCCCCGCTTCACTCCCTTCTTGTTAAATCTGCTGCTATAATACTTTGATACCTCTATGGTATTTCCAGCCTTCACTACCTCTATGATGTACGGCATATACTAACCCACCCTATCGTTAATACTTTTATCAAGCCATAAAAGGGGCGGAAACCCCTTGAAAAATAAGCTTTTTCGTTGACTTCCGCCGTACATTTTGGTATACTTATTTATGTGAGTAAGTACAACATGTACGGCAAAGCCGCTAGATTATTTCCCGATAGTCTAGCGGCTGTTTTATTGTCTTTTTTGGCTTTCTTCGGGTGTGTGTATTCTTCCGTTAAGCAGTTTCTTTTTTCTTCTGTAATTCGTACTGGTTTACTGACAGTTCGTAGCACGTTCTAGGCTCTTTTCCCCTGTCCCCTAAGTCTTTTATATACTCGCGGCTCTGTAAGCGCCCTACGGCTTCGATACAGTCCCCTACATGCAGTTTTTCCGTTGCCCTGGTGGCTGTGCCGTTCCACATGATAGACGGGATATAATCGCTTAACTGGCTTCCGTCCTCTCTGTGTACCGCTAATAACAGGTCTGCAATCAGCAGCCCGCGCGGTGTCTCTCTAATTGGTACTTCTTTGCACAGGAAACCCGTAATAACTACCTGGTTCGTGATTCCCTTGTAATCGTCGTCTTCCTGGATAGAAAACGCCCTTACGGAAATATCCAGCTTGTCCTTAATGTTCCTGGTTCTGATTTCTCCGGTAATAAGAAGCTGCGCGCCTACTACTTCCCCTTTTTCGTCAATGTCTGCCAGGGCGTTATATGCTGCCGTGTCTTCCTCTACCACAATGGGTAAAATGTCAATAATTCCGCTTTCCCTCTGTACCGCAAGGTTAAACTTGTAGTACTCTGTTCCTTTTTTGTCTATGCTTGCCTGTTGTGGGTAGTCCAGGACTTCCCCATACAGTGATATAAAATTGTTCATGCTCTCCTACTCCTTTTCCTTCTCTTTCCAGTAATATTCCCTGGTTTCTCCGGTGTCGTCCTTAATGGTAATCGTTCCCCATGCGTCGCCCTTCCCGGTAATCGTCGCTTCCTTCTTTACTGCTGCCGCCTGGGCTTCTTTTGCCTTTATGCTGCTTTCCGCCAGTGTTGCCACTGTGAACAGAATAAGGGCTACTATTGCTACAACTGCTGCTATACGCTTATTATCTCTACGGTTTGCTCCCAGACATCCCAAAAGAGAACATACGGTAATTGCTGCTAAGAAAATCTTTAAAAACATCTTTAGTACTCCTTCCACTTTTCTCTAAATTTTGCCAGGCGCTTATTAAAAGCTTCCTGGTTCTGCTCCCGCTTTGGTTGCTCCGGTTTCGGTGTTCCCGGTCGCTTCCTAAGTTCCGGTCGCTCCGCTGCCGTAAGCACTATCGTATTGTTTGTGTAAAAATCTACTAAGTGCTGCTGCCCGCATACCTCACAGGTGTTAACTACATTGTCTTTCAGATTCAGCAAGCGGCTGTTGCACTTAAGGCAGTTCCGCGCCTTCTTATTCCCCTTGCTGGCAATTCTCTTTAATATCAACTTTTCTTCGTCCCTTCTTCTGTGTCTCTTTTTGCTAATACCATTTTGGTGGCGATATAAAGCGCCTTCTGTGTTACTTCGTCCAGTCCTTCAAGAAGTAAGTTAGCTTCTTCGGCTCTTGCCTTTTTGTGTTCCATGTTCTCAACCGCTGCCGCTGTCATATTAACAGCCCCCTTTCTTCCTTCTGTTCGCTGCCAGGCAGCCCCGGAATAATCGTTCTATCGTTTCTTCCTGGCTGCTTAAGCCTACCTTCTGCCCGGTATACGGTACACATGAAATAACCTTAGATTCTGCCGTAGTGCAGTTCCTACGGGCTTCGTTCTCATTTCGCGCCGGAACTAACCGGGTCTGCCTTCTGCCTAATGTTTCTACTTCTACTACAAATTTCTTCACTGTTTTTCACTCCTACTTTTTATGTAATTTTCTACCGCTTCCGTCGCCCGCTTATAACATTCCGTTTCGCTTTCCTCTTTGATTTTGCAAATACTACGGGTTTTCTGTTCTCCCCGGTATTCCCATATTTCTATTAAGCCGTCGTCGTATAAGCTAAAGCGGCTGTGCATACGCAAGTTACTAACCCTCTGCGCTTGCCTGTACACTCTATAGAATTTGCTAATAGCTATTCTACGGTCTGCTTCTTTGTTATCCGTCTTATGCGCTCCCTTCCTTTCTTCACGCCCTTTAATACCAGGCTTAAAACCTTACAGGCTATTACTGTTGCCGCCAGTAAAATAGCGCCCGCTGCCACTGTTACCAGAATAATAAAAACTTTCACGCTCAAACTTTGATACCTCTAAACAAGGACTTTTACGACTGCTGCCACAGCCTTTTATCTTTTGCTTCTCAATGCCGCTATTTCTGCCTTAATGTCTTTTCCGGTGTAATCAGCTAAAAGCTTTTCGCTTATCTGATACGCCCAGGAAGAAGAACCCGGAAGCTGTATAGCTATTCCTATGTTTAGCTTCCCTTGCTGCATAGCCACCCGGACAAACTGCGGCGATACTCCTAAAATGTCCGCTGCTTCCGCTGGCTTTATGTTGTTATCCCTCAAATTATCCCCCGCTTTCTACTTCAAATCTTAATTTAAACTGTGCCGGGTAAAGGTCTACTTCTGGTCTTCTTTTTCCCGTCCAGCGTTCCCCACCCGCTTTTCCTACACACTTCCAGCCAGCAGCCTTTAGGCTTGTACCACTTTCGGATTCTAAAATATATGTAATCAGTTTCTTATATCCTAAGTTTCTTGCCGCCCGCCATGCTGCCGAATAAAGAAAACTGCAAGCGTTTCTATATCCGTTTGTGCAAAGTCTATTTACCTCCAGCGTCCAGCCGTCGTCTAAGTATCTCGAAACGGGTCTACCTACAATCGCTACCCCGACTATTTCCCCGTCAACTGCTGCCGCTATACTAAACTTATGCCCTACTACTGGCTTATGGTGTCTGTGATACCGTTCTACATAAGCGTTAGCTTCTTTTAGTGATATTGGTACAAG